TTGGTTGATCTTCACCCTCTCCGGGGGGAGCGCCTGCTCGCATGAGGCGCATGTGTCTGGTCGTGCTGCGCGGCTGTCGATCTCACCCGTCAGTGCGTCTGCTTGGTACCCGAGGGCAGAGATGGATGATATGAGTTTGCGTGCTTCCTCCTGCTCCTGCTCCAAGAACTCCTGGCCTGACAGGTCAGGGGGTACGCTCTGCCTGAGTGTCTTCAGCTCCGACTCGATGTTCAGGGACACGCCTCGGATCTTGTTCAAGCGTGCGAGGACGGTGCTGGTGTGGGTGGCGTGGTCGCGCGCCCATGATGTGTGCTGGGACTGGATGCCCTCCAGATTGGTACGGATGCCGTCGACCCGCTGGCTCTGGAACTTGGCCTCGGCCTTGGCGTTCTCCACCTTCGCCTTCGCCTCGGTCAGCTTGTCCTTGGCGTTGGCTCGCCACGCCTCAAGGGAGTTGAGGGGGAGGATCTCTTCTATCACCGCACGTTGCTCGCTACCGGGCAACGCTAGAAAAGATCGCTCCCGCCCCTGTCCGAAGAAGTCAGCCTGGATGAATGTCTTGTGGTCTCGCCCCAACAGCTTGTCGATCAGCGTTTGGGTATCCCGGTCCAACCTCTTAGAAATGTCTGTCCATACCTCCTCGTCTTCAGCCTTGACACTCAGCACCAGGGAGTTCGGCTTGCGCGCCCGGTAGATCCGGTACGTCTTGCCATCCACTCCCTCAAACGTCAGCTTCACACCGCAGTGCTTGGCGTTCTTGATGCTGGTGTTCACCACTGAGTCAGCCTTCACCCCGTCCACCGTCTTGCCGTACATGCACCAGACCGGTGCGTTCCTGGCAATGCTGGACTTGCCCGCCATGTTCCCGTTGCCATCATCGTGGCTCCAGCCCGTGACGAGGGTGAGTCCCCTGTCCTCAAGGCTGAGGTCGATGGTGCCAATGGAGAACACGTTGTGCGCGTGGAGGTGGAGGAGTTTCATTCGCAGTAATTCCCTGCCTGCTTGATGGATGCTGCTACTAGGTCAGTAGCGATCTGAATGCACTCAGCGTGTGTAAATCTAGCAGTTGCTGCCAGCTCGTTGTACGTGAATAGGAACATCTTCACGTTGGCTTTGGCGTAGCTTCTGCATGTCTCTTCGGGTGTCATCTACCGGCCCATACCCGTGCGCTCTTGCGCGGCGTCCACGCACTCACCGGGGATGTACTTGTACCCGCACCCGCACTTACAGTACCTGTCCCCAGTAGGGTTGACGGTGACTGTCGCTGGCTGGTGCTGCTTGACAACCTCGGTGGTCAGCTTGGTGGCGATGTTCTCAAGTCGCTCTGTGTCCCACGTCCAGTTGGGGGGAGGGAACTCGCTCTTCAGAATCCTGTAAATATCCGCCCATGTCTTCGCTACGTCTGCTCCGCTCATACCATCAACTCCTTGCCGACTTTGCGGCGTTCCTGTGAGATGCTATGCTCATCCTCGTACTCACGCACCAGCTCCGGTACGTTCAGTCCCTTGCCTGAGATGGCCTTGACCACCGTACTCTTGTATGCCTTGGGCTTGATGATGAACTCCACCGACGCTGCGCCCTCGGCCAGGATCTCCTTCCTGAGGTTCTCTATCGAGCCCTCTTCGAAGTTCTTCACCCGGATGTAGTTGTTCTTGAGGATACCAGCGGTCGCAGACATCGCGCCATCCTTTCCTAGTGAGGAACACCCCTGCATGTCCAGCATCCTGAACTCAGGGGTGTGGAGTTGAGCGGCGTACTGGATAATTTCCAGAGTCTCCGTGTCGAAGACAACGAACCCACGTATGTCACCCAGGTCTGCCCACGTATGTTGCATGACTGAGCCCACATTCGTAGCCTTGACACCAACGTACTTGAGCGGGTGGTAGTGGCCAGTGAAGACGTGGCGCACATGGTCAGGTATCATGTCGTAGTTCAGGATCTCGTTGATGACGAAGCCCGATGCCATCGGCACGTCCACCATCCCCTGGTGCATGAAGCAGTACTGCCCTGCCTCGGCGAAGAACTTCTTGAGTACCTCCACATCCTCCGTGTAGGGGAGGTAGCTAAACCTCCCGTTGGGATCATGCGTCGGCTTGTCTATCACGCGCACGCCGTCGATGCCGTTGAGCCAGTGTAGTGAGTGGGTGGACATGTCCTTCGTGCCTGTGTCATGGTTGCCCACCAGCATGTCCATGTCCAGGCCCTCGGCCTGTATCTCTTTGATCCCCTCGTACGCTACCTTCAGCACCTGTTCATTCAAGATGCCGTGGGTGTGGAAGAGGTCACCGCAGAACACGACGTGGTCTATGTCGTTCTCCTGAATGTACTGAGCGATCTGGTGCATCACCTCACGCCCAGCCAGCAGCCTGGAGTTCACCCCGTCCACCAGCTTGGACCCGTAGGGCCAGTTGTGGAGGTGGATGTCAGACCAGATCAGTACCTTCATGTTCCCCAAGTCTCCATGATGCCCTGCTCCATACACCAGTCGACGAATTCACGGTACGCAGCGTGGAGGCCACCTCGGTCATTGACGACGTGCTCCCAGTTGTCCCTGCTGAATCCAACCATCTCATCATCACCAGCGAGGGCATCTATTGCGTAGTCTTGCGAGCCCTTCTTGTGCGTGACCCAGCCCGCCTTGACGCCTGCGTCCAGCAGGCTCCCGAGTGTGTCGAACCCGTGCGTGTTGTACAGCGCAACCTCTTTGATGTCGGGCTGCGACATGCACGAACCCTTCAGTTTCTCCACGCGCATCGAGATCTTCTGTCCGATGCGGCGCTTCTGATCCTTCTCTCCTACCGTGATCCAGCCAGACCCCGTGAGGTTTACCCGCACGGTGGAGAACAACTTGATCGCGTGACCACCCGCCGCCTCGCTCTGCTTGGCGAACTTGAACGTCGCACACGTAGCGATGGCGTGGTTAATCATGAAGAGGTTGACCTTGGCCTTCGCCAGCTTCTCCATGACACGGCGCATCCCACCCCGGATCGCCCGTGCGTCCTGGCCGATGCGCTCTTCCTTGCCCATCTCATGCTTCTTCATGAACTCAGTCGCTGTCCCTGTCACGGAGTCAACGACGATGATGAAGGGCTTGCCATCATTGCTAGCGAGGCGAGCGTCGACGATGGTAAGGATGGAGCGGAACACAGCCTCGATGGAGTCACAGTCCATGATGCGGAAGTTGAGGTCGGGGTTGATACCACACTGGACGGCGCGCCTCTCATCCCAGGATTTCTCCGTGTCGATGAAGTAGCCACCGCCACCCATGCGCTGGGCCTCGGCGATGGCGTGGTAGGCCAGCGTCGTCTTGCCACAATGCTCGTACCCGAACAGCTCGATCACCCTGCCAGCAGGCCAGCCGGGGCGAGCGATGTTGAAGTCCAGCTCAGGTACGCCGGTCGGGATGCTGAAGGGGATGTAGCTGCTGATGGTGAGGTCGCCCGCCTTGTGCTGCGAGCTGAGCGGGTCACCCTTCGGTCCTGAGATCTTCTTGTCTACTGCCTTGAAGATGTCGTCGAAGCTGCTCATTTACGGAACCTCTCCCTGTTGAAGCGTATGTACTGTCTCTCGTCCATGTGGATGGGGTTGGCTTCCAGCTTCACCTGTTGGCGGTGGGTTCGCCAAGCACTCACCGCCACGCTCATGAACAGCAGCGGGAAGATCATGAAGATCCATGCTGGGTTACATGTCATGAAGAAGGTGCCGATGGCCTCAACCATTCGCCATATCCTCCAGGCTGGCCTCAGCCGTGGCTATCTCTTCTGTAGCGTGGCTGTCACCCCGCGACGCGTCGGCTATGCACTCGACGCAGATGAGGCCACTGTCTTTCTCTGAGCATACAGCGCAGGCGAACTTGCGAACGAGGAAGATCTCCTTCCCTGTTCGGTTCTTCCATGCGCGGCACAAGTCTAGGTGCTGCCGCTTCCAGTCCGATGCGATGCGGAAGATGTCTGTTGTCTTGTCTTCTGATTCGAGTACTGACTTGACCAGTACCGTAAGGTCTACCATGTATCCTCCCTGGGAGATGGCAGGGGACGGGAGCCACCCGTCCCACTGCCTTACCCTCCCGCGTTTTACTCTGTTTCCGGCTCGTCCTTGTCCAGACACTCAGCCAGCTTCTCGTATGACTGAGGAGGATACACGCCTGCGAGCAGCGTGGGGGTAGTGATTTCGTACCCCTCAGCATCCAGTTTGTCGAGGATGTTGGTGCGCTGCGGGATTGGCTTCGCACTGTACTTCGTGTCGAACCTCCCCTTGCCGCTGCGCTCGATCCGGAACTCAACGCCCTGCTGTAGGTTGGTGATGTCTCCCCAACCACCAGCGTGATCCGAGTCATACTCCATCAGTTCCTTGAAGACAAGCGCGCCTGACTTCAGGATGTGGATGCCATCCTTCAATGACTTTCCATCAGGAGAAGAGTGGACGTACACATTGTAGAGGTACTGCTTCTTGGCGCGGAACCGCTTTGCCGCCAGGATGTTCGCCTCTTCCTTCGTGTCATACAGCTCGTCGCCGTGCTCACAGATGGGGCACGGGTCGTCAAAGACACCGGGACATGTGTAGGTTTGATACTTGCCTTCAGGACGAAGGCCGTGTTCTTTGTACTCACGGAACCAAGACTTCGCATCTTCATGCGGAGGCAGGATGCGGACGTGAGTGATGCCCGCCTTGAGGAAGAGGACATCGCCGCTGTCGCTGCGCTGCTTCTTCGCCTCTGCGTATGCTTCTTGCATGAAGTCGGGATCGGCTTCTCCGAACCCCGGCGGTAGTCCATTCTGATCTGTCATGTATGTTGCTCCTTGTCAGTATCCCCTAGGGGAATTGGTTATGATCTATTATATGTTTTATTTCCACGGATTGCAAGTTTATGTGGCCTTTTCTTTGCCTTGGCTCAAGAAACTTTGGCCCCTGTGACCCTGATCTCTTCCTTCTGCTTGTAGCAGAGGGCTATCCCGAGGTTCACCTTGTCCCTGAGGGCACGGTAGAAGCCCTCAACCATCGTGGCCTGGGCCGTGGCCCTGAAGAACGCCTTCTTGGACGCTTGGTAGGCGTCGTCGAGGCGTACCTGCTCCTTGATACCGGGCTCCGTGGTCCGCACCCCATCCTCTGCCGCCTTCTCACGCAGGTTCTGGGCCGCTCTCGACGCTTGGAACTTCACGTTGGCCTCGCAGCGTAGGCAGTCAGCCTTTGTATCACCGTAGATCTCGGCGTAGTGGGCTATCTTCCTGGCCAGCCCGCAGAGATCCGTCTCCAGGGTGTCCTCATCGAGGTGCATGTCCTCGTCTATGTCCAGCTCTACCGTTCTGTTTTCCAGTTCAATCGTTACCATCGAAATCTCCTTCCTCGAATATGAAACACCCAGGCGGCAGCGTGTGGTCTACCCGCATGGGTATCCCCTGCCACGTCATGTCCCTAGTAGTGATGTAGATGTCCTTCATGAACCGTGAGGTCTGTATCTCCATCAACATCTGATGCGAGACACGGAGGCGCAGGCCAGCACCGTCGCAGAACTTCTGACCTCTCTTTATCATGACATGCCTAGCCACAGCGACCAGCTCCTTCTCCCACTCAAGTTCACCCCGCATTGAGTTCAGCCTCCGACCAACTGCCGCCTACGCCCACCTTCATGGTGAACTCAAAGTCATCCAGCTCCTTGACCGGCTGACTGGCGATCTCTTGCAGCTTGGGTACGAACCACTTGAGGTGCTTCTTGTTCACCTCCCATGCCCCGGAGTCATGCACCGTGATGACTAGGTAGGCATCCTCTTCTTTCATGAGCCCAGCCTGGATACGATCCTCGATGGCTGCGTCCATGTTGTTGAGGCACCGGACGGTGACCGAGTTGGCTGGTGACTGGATGCTGCCATTCACCGCCTGCCTCTCAGCCTCACCCCGTGCCCACTCGTTGGGTGCGTTCATCATCGAGCCCATCCTCTTCATGCGCCCGAAGCGTGTGGTGTGGATACCGTTGAGCGCACTGACCTCGTTCACCGTGTCCGTGAAGTACCGGGCCACAGCAGGGAACCGTGCGTCCAGCGAGGCGAAGCCCCGCTTCACCATCGCCTCAGTGATCGGGTGTTCCTTCCCAGCCGGGTCCATCCACGTCAGCTTCATCAACGCGTACCCATCCACTGAGCCATACGTCCGACCGAAGTTGACGTTCTTCCCGATGGATCGGTTGAACTCTGTCACCTCATCCAGCGGGATCTCAAGGAAGGCCGCAGCCGTAGCCTTGTGGATGTCCACACCTGACCGGAACACGTCCAGCATGTGCTTGTCGTTGGCCATGATGGCCAGGGTGACCAGCTCGATCTGACTGTAGTCACCGTACACCATCTTGTATCCAGGGTTCACGATGAACATGTCCCGAAGGTTGCCCTTCTTCGCCTTGATGCGGTTCTCATCCAGCCGTGGGATCTGGTGGAGGAAGCGGGTGGACACACGGCCATTGACTGTGCCGTGGATCATCACGCCGATCCGTGCCCTGGCATCTGCTCCTTCCGACAGTTCCTTGGCGTTGTTCATGTACGTGCCGGTCAGCTTCACCAGCTTGCGGTGCTCCATGATGTCCTCGACCAGCGGGAACTTCGGGGCCAGCTTCATCAGCCGTGCTTTGTTGGTGCTGTAGCCCTTGGCTGTCCGCTTGTCTTCGATCTCACTGAAGTACCCGGCTGACTTGATGGCCTCCATCACGTCCGCACTCGCCTTGGGGTTGAAGTCGGGCCACGTCCCAGCCTTGAGAGACTTCAGCAGCTCTTCCTGATCGTGCGTGAACTCCTCCGTCAGCTTCTCGATCACGTCCGTGTCCAGCTTCACACCGTACCACTCAGCCTTGAACAGGGTGCGGATGAAGGGGTGGACTTCCTCTTGGTACAGCTCCCACAGGTTGGCCTGCGCCTTGAGGCGGGAGAAGTAGATCGTCATCAACCGGAACGTACACTCCGCATCCTTGCTGCCGTACTTCCACATCAGATCATCAGGGATGCAGTCATACATGGCCTTCAGTACCCTGCCCCTGCCCACGATCTTCTTCAGCTCCTTGCTGTAGTCGCCGGTGTCCAGCTCCAGATCAGCGAGGTACTCAAGGTCGTGGGGCGGGTGCTCCCACAGGAGGTGATGCATCAGCATGGTGTCGAAGAGGAACCCCTTGACCTCTAGGCCATCGAGGTGCTTCCGCAGCACGCACATGTCATACTTGATGTTGTGCGCGATCTTAGGGATGCTGGCGTCTTCGAAGATCTCCTTGAGCCTATCTATGATACGCTCCCTGATACCGGGAACGATCCACCGGGACTTCAGCTTCCAGTCTGTCCCGGCTGGGTCATGGTTGTAGAATGGCAGGACTGCGGTAGTCACCTCACCAGTGTCGTAGCCCCAGCAGAGCTGCATACAAATCATAGGTTCTTTCGACCACGGCAAACCCCTGGACTCAGTGTCAAAGGAGAACACCCCCTTCTCTTTGATCTTCTCGATCATCCAGTCTAGGTCAGCAAGGTTGTCGATCAGCTTGTAGGCGCAGTCCGGTGAGTCCGTGGCCACGGTCCACCCACTGACCACACTCTTGGCAGTCCGGAGGGACTTGACGATCTTGCTCTCCAGCTTGGGGTCAGGGTTCATGAACAGGGCGTTGGGGTCAGTGCTGACCACCACGTTCCACGTCTTGAGCAGGGTGGGGTCATGGGGGAACTGCTTCTCGATCACCTGTCCCTGGAGGGCGTTGACTCCACCCTCACCCATGAGGTTGAACGCCCTGAGGGCGTCAGTGCCCATCAGCACCACCACGTCAGGGTTCACGGCCTTCAGCTCCTTGGCCAGATGGCCCATGCAAGCCTTGATCTCCTGCACTGAGGGCGGCCTCTTCGGAGGGCAGCACTTCACCAGCGAGGTGACGTAGACCTCCCGTGTATCTATGGTGGCCAGGGCCAGGAGATCCTTCAGTTTGTCTACGTTCCTCCCATTCCCCAGTAGCTGGGTGTCAAATGCGTCGGGAGCCTTCACCACGATCATGATCTTGTGGGGTGAGGGGTCCACAGAGACCCCCTTGGGAGTCGCCAGGGCGACGCAGGAGCCACTTACTTGGCGGGCTCGGGTCAGTGCCCCCAGTTTGCACTGGGGATTCGTCTTACAGGGCATTACATGCCTCCTTTTATGGTTTCTAGCATCGTGTCCACACGGCTAGCCGCTGTGTGGTTGGCTAGGTACTCTACATACCCGGCCGTTCGGATCTTGTCTCTCTCTCGTGGCCTGTCCAGATAGTGCTTGGCCAGCTCCGCAGCCTCATCTAGGGTGCGGAACCATACGAGGTGCTCATGGTTCTCAAACAGCTCCTCCAGGCCAGGGAAGTACGCGACTAGGCAGAAGCCCCTGGATGATAGGATGTTGTACAGCCGGTTGGACGTGTACCCCGCCGCAGGCAGGGAGACAGACAGGCTGATGGGTGTGTTCTGATACAGCCACTTGGCATCTGGTGATAGGCTCTCCCCGCTGATGGTCACGACGGACAGGCCAGCGTCCTTCAGAGTGTTGACCAAAGGCACACGATTCCAGCCATACTCCCTGCGTCCTATTAGTTGCCGGGTCGCCTCCGGTGACTGCACCACCTCGTAGGATGTGGAGTCTCCCATGCTTCCCAAGAACACCACGTCGCAGTCCAGATCCCGGCCCTCTTCCACAGGGGTATCATCACCACACTGCGGCAGGTAGATTGTTTTCACCCCGTAGAAGTCCTCGTATTCCTTTAGGAAGTACGTGTTGCACAGCCCGATGTAGCTGGCTGTGGTCGTGGTTTTCCTGGGTGGTTTGCAGTCCATCATCCACCAGAAGATCTTAGCCGATGTCTCCACAGTGGGAGGACGGTTGTTGTGCCAAATCAAGGCATCGTAGGCATCGTAGTCATGCTCCTCGTCCATGTGGAGTAGATCAACCCCTCTCGCCTCAGCACATACGTTGAGAGAGCTTTGGATGTTGCCTGCTCTACCGCGGACAGAGATAGCGTACTTCACTTACGGGGCTCCGCCACCTCGGCGCCCGTGACGCCGGTCATAGTTCTCATCCTTCTTCTTGTTGATGTGCTTGATGTGCCATTTCATCAATGGTTTCAGTAGCGTACGCACCAGCTTCAGCTTCGTGATTGTCCAGGCCACCTTGACCTCGGAGGACCGCTTGACAGTGGCGCAGATGGTCCCGTCTACTGTGTGGCCACAGTACGGGCAGCACCCATCGCTGTACATCCTGGCGTTGGTGCCCATGACGTGGTCGCACCCTAAACAGAAATGCTCAGTTCTCCACCTACTCATGCTTATCATCCTTTCCGAATCGGACCCTCGTACTCCAGGCCCGCTCATGGTAGTAGTAGATCAGCACCCCCAGCACCAAGTCGATGAGCGCCAAGGCGCTGCCGAACACCCACGAACCAGTCAGAACGAAGCCGACCACGAAGTGGACGATCAGCATGATGCTCTTGTAGCTCAGCGTCTTGCAGATCGCTCTCCTAGGAAGGCTCGGCATTGATACACTCCATGTAGAACTCGTACTCGCAGGCTCTGTAGTCCTCGACATCCCAGCACACCTCATGCGAGAAGCCACCACAGTCCTGCCATGCCTTGCGCTGGGCCTGCTCGTTAGCGCAAGAGAAAGCAAAGACAATAGGCAAGACCATGAAGAGGAAGGCGTACAGTCCAAGACCTAGGTTCTCCTTCATCATAGCCCCAGTGCGAGCGTGATGGCGTCTGCGCCCATGCTCAGCTTGGTGTCCCAACAGTACTCACAGTGGGGGCCTGCGCCATCCATAGAGATGATGAAGTCCTTCTCTTTCTCTACCTCGATTGTAATATCACACATCACGCAGTCTTTACTCATCATATGCTCCGGTCCAGAAGGACATCCTTCTTGGCCACGATGAAGCTGCCAACGCCGAAGCCGTACTGCTCATCATACCTAGCCAGCACGTACCCTTCAGTGTCCTGGGTGATGACGATGTGGTAGTACGCTGCTGTCGTACCGCAGATCGCATTGTCAGCCAAGTGCTTGCCGAGGAGAGCATCCTCCTCGTTCATCTTGGCCCCACCTCTCTCGTAGATCTCAAGCTCGGTCACCAACTGCTGCCATGTGTTGAGCAGCTTGATGGAGGGCTGGCCGAGGTCAGGTGAGAAGCAGATCTCAGCCCTCTCTACCATGACTCCTGTGTCCTTGACGTAGGGCTCGTACTCCTGTCCCTTGGACAGGGTGGCACCCAGTGCGAGGATCCCCGCAATGACAGCGATCAAGACCATCCAGTTAGTTGCGGGTACTCTTCGTTTCCTGTGCTCGTTGACTCGGCTTCCGTTCATCTTGTTTCTCCTTGTACCGCACACAGCTCATGCACGGTTTGTGGTTACAGCCGTCGCTTGTCGGGGCACCGGGACACTCGTTGTTCCCAGGCCAGAAATGCCTGGCGCACCGGCAGCAGATAGTCATCACTTACACCAGCAGTGGCGGTACTTGGGCCGGTGTGGGCACCCTGGGCCTCTGGAACCCTTGGGGTTGCCGCGCACATCCCGTGCTGGCCGAGGGTTTGGTAACGTCTTGAGCGGGCGGGCCTTCTCCAGCTCAGCCACCCGCAGCAGCAGCTTGTTGATCTGCCCCTGCCACCGCCAGCAGTTCTCACAGAAGGGACCTCCCCCCTCAGCGTCATACTGGAACTCCTCATCCATGGACGTGTCGATCTCAACAGGGTGGGCGCATACCAAACAAGGCAGCATCCTGAGGTAGCTATTCATTTGATTAGGTACCCCCATCGTGGCGTTGCTTGCGCTGGTACTCGCCGCACGTATCACAGTACCTTTCCTGTACGAGCGCCTTCTCACCTGGGATACCCACGATACCCACCACAGTAACCTTGCTCCACTTGCCCCACTTGTGTCTCCAGAAACACATATCTACCCCTTGATGTTGATGTGCTGTTTTAGTGTGTGCTTGACCTTGACGAGGTCCGACTGTGCTGCCATCACCGCATCAATGTCCTTGTACGCACCGCATGTCTCATCAATCACACCCTCGTCCTTCCGGCACGTCACGCCTTCGGTTGCCTTGATGTGGTCTTCGACTGTGAAGGTGCGCTTGGCTTCGGAACGAGACATGACACGCCCAGCGCCATGAGAACAGGAATTGAAAGACAGAGGGTTACCCAAGCCTTCAACGATATAAGAGCGATCGCCCATACTGCCAGGAATGATGCCCAGATCGCCAACCCGAGCACGCACGGCCCCCTTACGCGTGACAAAAACGTTCGACCCATAGTGGTTCTCCTTCTGCACGTAGTTGTGGTGGCAGTTCACCACCACATCATCAGGGAAGATCGGGTGCCCTATTGTCCGACCCATCGCATTGAGGGTCAGGTTCAGCATGATGTCCCTGTTGACCTTGGCGTAGTTCTGTGCCCAGCCTACAGCCTGGACGTACTCGTCGTGGTACTGCGTGCCTTCGGGCAGGTACGCCAAGTCCTTGTTGGGTAGCTTGACGTGCCATGTCTCGCACTCGGCCTGTGCGAGGCGGATGAAGTGGGAGCCGATGCGGTTCCCGATGCCCCGTGACCCCGAGTGCAGCATGACCCACACCTCATCGTTCTCATCAGAGCACACCTCGATGAAGTGGTTGCCTCCACCCAGCGTACCGAGCTGGTACATGGGAGCGCCCCACTTGCGGATGGACTGGTGCTTAGGGTTCATGCTGATCTCATCGAACTCCTTCGACATCAGGCCCCACTCAGTGCCAGTGAGCCGGGGGATGGTGTCTTGCCACCGCCCCTTGTCCTTGAGCCCACCGTTGTCGGTGCGCCCGTGTGGCACGGTCGCCACGATGGCGTCGTAGATCTCCTGCCGGAACTCATACACCTCGGACAGACTCACGTCGGTCAGACGTGCGGCAACCATGCCGCACCCAATGTCCACGCCCACCGCAGCGGGGATGATTGCACCCTTGGTAGCGATGACGCTGCCCACCGTGGAGCCCATGCCCCAGTGTGCATCTGGCATCACAGCCAGATGCTTGTGAATGAAGGGGAGCTGTGCTGTCTCACGTAGCTGCTGCTCTGCCTTGATGTCTAGCTCCACGCCGTCCACCCATGCCTTCACCGGAACCGCCTGTTTGTTACCTGTCAGTACTCGCATTGAGTAGCTCCTTGATCTCTTCCTTCGTGTGGTCATCGGGTTGCCCCTTGATGTAGATGCTGCGTGCGCTGATGCCAACCTTCTTCAGCATACGCTCTGCCTTCTGCGAGTTCGCTCCCTCATCCCAGAGGAAGGTGACTCGCTTGACCCTTGAGTGGACAAGCATGTCCACTTGCCGAGGGCTGAGGTACGATCCAAAGTTAGTGGTCACTCCGAGGTCACGTAACCACATGGAAACAAACGTATTCTCCACGAAGGTGATCTCTTCCCACAACTTGCACTCTTCCCAGCCCAGTATGAAGTTCGTGATCGCCACGCCCGATGCGTACTTGTAGCGCAGCGCGTCGGGGTCTATGTCGGAGAACCACTCCGAGTGTGTGGCGTGTGTGTTCACACGCCGTGAGTTGTATTGCACCAGCTTCCCATCCTCATAGATGGGCACGATGATGTGCGTCTTGTTGGTATGCATGTCCCACTTCTGAATCATGTCCCACGTCACACCCCGCTCTGCCAACGCCGAGACAGCCACATCGTTCGGGCCGATCTTCGCTGCCCGAGGGGGCAGCGTCACCTCAACCGCCTTCCGTTCCTTCTTCTCCATCCCAGGTACGTACCCTGCCAGCTCAGGTGGGTACCCAACGATGTTGACCGTCTGCTCTAGGTTGAGCGTCGTGTGACACCCAGCCCTGTGGCAGTACCCGAGCACCTTCTTGATGTTGAAGTAGAAAGCCTCATGCCCACACGTAGGGCACGGGAACTTCAGCTCGTTGCCTTGGCGGTGCTCCACCTCGAATGCTCCGAGCATCCACTGGAGGATGTCAGCCTTAGTGTATTGGCTCATAGTACTTGCTCCCGCACTCCAAGCAGTCCCAGGTGTGTCTGATGCGTACTCCGGACATGGTGACCACGGCCCTCAGCCGGTGCACCCGGTGTCGCTTCTTCCATTTCCTGAAGGTCAAAACCGTGTGTCCTCATCGTTGGTCTTGGTGCGTGTCTCCTCCAGCTTGGCGATCAGACGGTCAGCCTGCTCGACTGCGTACCTGATGTCGAACTCGGTTGCCATACCCTTGCTGTCACAACCTGCGACCGCGAACGCCAGCGCCGCCTCGAATCTCTGCTGCGCGTACAGGAAGTACTCTCTCTCTTGGAAGTCACTCATACCAATGGACCCCGCAGTTGTTGCACTTGTATTGACTATCCGGCTTCCCCCCGCGCCCGTAGCGCCGCTTCCCGACAAGGCGCTTGGTCTTCTTGTGGATTGCTTTCCACTTCCTAAAGCTCATACCACACCTCCCTTGCCTGTCCACCCGCTGCCCTTTAGGACAAACGTGCAGCCAGCGATCAGCCTCTTGCAGGGCTCGCCGCACTCATGCATCCCATCAGCAGCACACTCCTCAACCGTACACTCAGTCAGCACATCATCCTTGATGCCCTGGACCGCCTCGAATTCGTGACCGTCATCACACTTGTACACATACGTCGGCATCAGCGTGGTACCTGCCCAGGTATGTAGTTCAGACGACGCTTCCTCTCTGCCTCCCTAGGATCAGACTCTTGGAGTGCCCTCACCTCGGCCTGCTTGTGTGCCTCCACCAGACAGTTGGGGGGAGCGGCCGGGTCGCCACCAGGGAACTCGTACACCATCGCCTTCTCATCCTCATCTAGCTGAGCCTCCCACCCATCGTATGCACAGATGGGGCGGTTGCCTCCTGCGTTGTGCTTGCGTGCGAACACACGCCACGCCAGATCCAGGCTGGCTCGCTCCTCAAACCACGGCTCCATCTTCCACACCAGCCACCACTTGAGCTGGGTGAAGGGCTCAATAAATACTCTGCCCCATGCTCCTCTCATCTTGCCTCCCATCGCTTCATATTCTCATGTTCTAGGTACCTGATGGCGACCGCCATCAGAACCAGCAGAATCGCTACGATCCATCCCATTACTTCTCCCTTTCTCGTCGGTCACATTCCTTATGGTATGCGTAGACTTCCTTGAACGACTTGCCGAACTTGTACTTCTGAACGAGGTACCCTGCTGCCTTCACACCCCAGAGCGGGCCGTATATGAACAGCAAGATCGCCACAATAATCAATAAGGTAGTCATGTCTTCTCCTATGGTAGCTGTTGGAGCCGGTGAGCAAACCAGATCGAGTCGGGGCATGTGGACTCACACTTCCAGCATGTCCGCTCGTTCACTGCATACTCCTGCACTCCATCTGAGTGTTTGTGCCAGAGGTGGTCGAGTTCGATCCGCCACTGGCCAACGTATATAGAGTCCTGCGTTGTGGAGATGAGCGTGTACACCCCATTGTCTGAGCCCCCTGGCATGGGTGGGTGTACCTGATATGTGCGCCGAGGTGCCTTGATACCTTTCAACATGACGCCTCCTGAATATGAAAGCCCCTCGCCCCTGATTCAACAGGCGTGACGAGGGGCTGGTGTCCTGATCTCACAGTACATACTGTAAAAAGAGAACCGAAAACACAAGACTGAGAGTACCTTTGGTACGAGTAGCTTTTCAGGATTGTTGTCTTCATTTATTACTTCTTCTAGTAGTGTTTGGTCTGCATAATGGTTTTATATCTTCGAGTTTACGGCTTTGCAGAGTTGATTAATCTCTAGGCAAGCTGGTGCCTCTAGCACGTCTAACCTTTGCTACGTTCATTTGAGCCTCCCTCTATGAGGTGTATGTCAGGGTGTTGGAAATCATTCCATTCTCCCTGCTCTATTATATGTTTTCTTTTCAGGAATTGCAAGTTATGCCTGCGCTGCCTTCCTCTTCTGCTCCCGTATCTGTGTCTCTCGCGGCGTTAGAGCGTTCGACCCAGCGCTCTCCGGTGTGCTAGTGTCGTCGTAAGTCTCCGATTCATATACCGTATTGGTAATCGACATCTTACTGAGGTCACATTCTAGCATAACAGGGCGAAATGACCGCCTACTGTGTCGCTGTTTGAGGGACGAGAACTCCATTGCGATCTTATCATCCCCAATGTCCTGCTGTGACATCCCTATCACGACCGTCGCCTCTTGCAGATGCTTGGTCGAAGCCTGTGCCATCTCCAGCCCCATCTTCGCACCCTTCATCATGCCCGAGCGGTTGGTCTGCGCTGCTGTCCACACCAGAATGTTGTGCCGCTTGGCGAACCGGGACAGGTCACGGCTGATCGCACCCAGCCAGTTCCATTCCTTATCCCGCCCGTACCCATCATCACACGGCTTCATCCTTTCCATGAAGTCGAGGATCAGCACGTCAGGCTTCCACCCTACTAGGTTGACCCACTTCATCATCTCTGCTTCGATGTCGTCAACGCTCACCTCACGGTTGATCTCCGTGATGTGGATGCGGTCATGCAACCCTGACTTCCAATGCCGCTCCAGCCCCTTGTATGCGATGCCTGGGTCGTTGATGACCGAGGTCAGGTCAGTGCCGGTGATGCGAGAGAGCAGTCGCTCTGTCTCTTCCTCGATGGTGAGTTCGTTGGTCACGATCCACACCCTCTTCTGCTCTAGCTCAGCCATCTTGTGCGCCATCACGATGAGGACGCTCGACTTGCCTGCGCCTGTCGGGGCCATCACGATGCCGAGCTGCTTGGTACGCAGCCCACCACCTGACCAGTCGTCGACCACCTCGATGCCCGTAGGTATCCGGGTCACCTCCGGGGTGAAGCCTGCTGTCTGGACAAGGTTCTCGATCGCCTGCCTCAAGTCCATCGTCCTATCCTCACCCACCTCCCCGTGCCTGTTGAAGAAGGTGTGCAGGGACTTGAGTAGCCCGCTGCCCTTCAGGTCAGCCTGCTTCTTCAGGAACGTCTGGTCGTTAGCCATCTCTTGGAAGTCTCTCACAACCCCCGTGTCACGCGCCTGATCCAGCGTGTACAGGATCGTACTCCGATCGGGAATAGTAGCAGTAATGCTATCCAACGCATCCTTATACCTCAGGTTGTAGGCTTCTTCATCCTTGTCCTTGAACACCTTGTGCAGCGTGTTGATGGACGGCTGCTCCCCGTGTGTTCTGGTGAACGCATACAGCTCAGCCAGGATGGGGATGTACTCTGTCTTGTGCAACCAATCTGGTTTGAACGTGGTTGCGAATTTACGGGCATCTTCTGGTCGTGAGGACAGCGCATAAAGAAATGCTGCCTCATCAAAGTTACTACTCATGTCGCCTCCTTACCATGTCAATAGTGCTGCTATCATCTTGATCCCATCGGGGATCTCTTCTCCACATGAGTGGCATGACTGCTTGCAGGCTACGGCTGAATTTCCATCGGCCGTGTCCAGCTCCCAGTTCATCTCGCAGATGTGGTAGAACTTGTCTCTCCATATCTCGCTGTTGTTCATCGGCGTCGGGAAGAACCAATCACCGGCGTGCTGCCAGTGCTGATGGTGATTTCCGTTCTTCGTGATCTCCTCTCTCCATTCCTCGTAGGTAATACCCATCAGAACAGGTCCGCTGCGAACTTCTTGGTCCGCAGGATACTGTGCTGCCGTAGCTTCTTGAAGTCAACGGTCGGGAACTTGTGCTTCTTCAGCGCCATCCATATCTCCTCTTCCACTAGGTCGTGGAACACGGTGCCGAGCAGGCGAGGGATCAGCACACCACGGTGCCTCTCCTCTACCTGCTTGTACATGATGGCGAAGTCAGGGTCCAGTGCCTCACCAATGAGAACTTGGTTGCCATTCTTGATGTCCTCGTTCGTCAGCTCACACACGATCTTCGACCGCACCTTCTCTACCAAGAACTGAGTCACGAACTCCTCAGCAATAGCAGCCTCCACTTGGAACTCGCCACCCTTCTCCAAGGTACCGAAGGCCCGCTTGTTCTCTTCCTTGAACTCATTCCTCACGATCTTGGCCCACGGCTGGTCACCACTGGTAGCCTGCCACCCGTAGTTCTTCAGCACGATACCCTCGCCTGCCCCTGCCCCATCGAGGATGAGGTACGAGTTCTGCTCCACCTCATACTGGAGCTGCTTGTCGCTGGGGTTGGTGAAGATGCACAGCGGCTCGATCACGTCCAGCCCTGCTGCCCTGATGGTGGGCTCCCACTGATCGTAGTGCAGGTAGCAGCCCTTGTTGTTATCCCACACATCGAACACGAAGAACCTACGCCACGCCTCCTGCCGGTACGTCTTGAGGGTGTGCGGCACCAGCCACTCACCGTAGATCTGCCAGTCTCTACCACCTGAGCGGTAGATCTCATAGAACTTCTCGGCTGTGTCCGGTTCATGCACCCACTTGTAGAAGCCCGCGTTGTCCGCATCCTCACTCAGCGTGCGGGCTCTCGACCCACACCCCACAGTCCATGCACCATTGATAGCACAGATACCGGGACCGCTTGACCTGGGTGTATCAAACCACACGCTGGCGTTGGTACCATCCAGCTTGGGGAACACGTACACATCTCCAAGAGTAATCCCTTCTACCTTGTCATGCCCGAGTCTCTCTACGTGGTCGTACCTGCGGAAGCTCATCCTGATGACCCCCAGACACACAGGATACACCCGTGCAACACCATGACCACCCCAACGAGAGCAGCCGCAGCCATTATTGAACTGAACGCTGCCCCTATGAGGCAGCAGCCACCATATGCTAGACACAATCCTTGATTCGTGTAGCTCATGTTGTTCTCCTTGTCATGCATCTCTAGGTGTGAAGCAGTCACCACACACAGACTCACCGCTCTTGATGCTGTGCCACATCCAGCCCGCAGTCATTCGGTTGCATACCGTACAGTACCCGGTGCAACTGAACTGCTTACTCGTCATGCACGTCTTGACCCACTCCTTGTCGTACACAATCTTGGGAGTCACGACATGTCCTCCTTGCTTCTGAACCCCAGGAAAACAGGGAACCGAGGCTTCGCCTTCACCCCTGATGGCTGGTGCTTGTACTTGAGGATGAACCCGACGTACACCTGACGATTCTGCCAGAACTCCTTGCGCTGCTTGTCCGTGAACCCCGTGCCACACTCAAACTCGATGCCTGTCGTGAGGTCACGGCACACGAACTTGCCCAGCTTCCCGGCTGGTACCTTCCCCGCCTTGGCTGTGCTCCTCTCTGTCCTACCAAGGGCGTTCTTCTTGGCCGGGTTCTGGTTGCTCATCAGCTCTTCGAACCCGATGACCTCTGCTTCGTCGTCCTGAAACACCTTGAGCTTGGCCATCATCCCACGGGTGCTGCGTCCGAATTTGTACCCCCCTTCGGGGTCACGGAAGATGGCACCCTCGTACCCTTCAGAGGCACACTTGTCCCAGAACAGCATCAACCCCCCGGAGTTGTAGCACTCCTCCGGTAGCACCAGGGTCACGAAGTCAGGGCGTGGTGCCTTGAGGCGCACCTTCATCACCTCCATTCTGTTGCGGTAGGACAGGCTGTCCTTGTCCCACACATCGAACACCTTGTACTCAAAGTCAGGCTCGCCTTCGATCCGCATGATGGGACCAGACACCTCACCAAAGGTGGTGGCACCCCTGATCCACAGCTCACCGTCCAACCCTTCCATGCCCCACTCTTGTAGCTTGGCCTGGATGTACTTGTTGGGGATCTTCTTGAGGCTGCGTGAGTACGGACGCCCACCACTCAGGGTGAGGCACCTGATCCCGTCGATCTTGGGAGTAGCTAGTACAGGGTACTTCACCTTCTTGATGTCCTTGCATGTCTCAGCCAACATAGGCTTCAGTTTCAACACCAATCGCTTCACCTCACTGTATGCCGCAGTCAACGCAGCATCGAACTTCGGCTGCACCGTAGCTGCTCGCACAGCGTGCCTCGCTCCCATGCCTCGCTTCTGTCTGTCCTTCGGTCCTTTGCTCATCGTTTACCTCTTTGGACTTCATCCATGTTCATCTTCTTATCATACATCGACGACAAATCCTGTAGTGTCAGCCTTGGCCCTCCCTCTGGCGATGAGGCCCACCACATAGCCCTTCTTGTCAAGGAACCTGAAGTCATGCTCCATCCCAGAGATCACCTCGACTCCCCGGAACATGTCAGGCATCTCCTTCCTGAACACCACGGCCACGTTGCCGCCCTTGTCGGTGAGTGACTTGACCAGCCTCGGTGTGGTGAACTCATCGTGGCTGTACGTCAGGTCGTAGTTGGCAGGCAAGTCCCTATCAAGGAACTGGCGCATCCTCAACTCACTCTTGGTGTAGTCGTAGAACTGCGTGTTGCTGAACGACTCCATGTGGAGGTACGTTTCCCACGGCACGTCACTCGTACCGTTCAACCTCGCCACGGGTAGCTTCCCTTTCTTGATGGCCCGTTTCTCTAGGTTGTCCAGCTCACCGGCCACCCTCGTTGCGTACCCGTACCGATCCTCAAAGAAGTCCAGGGTCTTGCCTATCCGTGAGCGGTGGATCATGTATAGCTCAAGGTTGCTGGCGGTCAGTGGTCCCTTGACTTGGCTGCGCCCTGCTGTGTTGAGGCAAGAGTCCCTGCACCCTGGCGTAGACCAAGGGCACACGGTACGCTCACCATCAGCCAGCGTGTCGGGGCACATGTGGTGGATCACCGCCTCGTACCCGAACTTCTCCAACATCTTCGCTGTCTTTGGATTCGTAGATGCGTTAGACAGTAGCGTCATGTTCTCTCTCCTATCTAACGTCTGCATTGTGCTGTGGGAGCCCACGGCGCTGGAGACAGGTGAGGTACTTCGGATACCGGGTGAGCCAGTAGCACACCACGTTGTTGGGCTTGTCCACCCACTTCTGCACCTTGACCGGGCGTTCAAGCGCCTCTTCCAGGGTGGTTGGTTCGATGGCGTTGGCGAAGTCCACGCACGTCGTGGCCACGAACAGCCCAAGCACCAGTATCACTACCGTATACAGTACCACTCTCATGTGATCTCCTCAATATCGAAGCCCTCTTCAAGCCACGTATCTCTACGCATCTTGGAGTGCTTCTTCATGACGTACCCGCTCATGTCTTTGAAGTCGATGAGTGCAAAGGACTGCTTGCCCTTGGCGATGCGGAGCCCTCGGCCTATGCGTTGCAGCATGGCCACCTTGGACTTGCCGCCTCCGGCAAGTATGATTGAACGTAGTTCAGGCAGATCCATTCCCTCATCGAACACTGTTGTAGCTATTATATGTTTTGTTTTCCCGGATTGCAAGTTTGAAATCGTCTGTGTACGTACCTCCGTTGATGTGCTCCCTTGAACGACAGGAAGGAATAGGCCCTGTTGTTTCGCCATGTTAGACAGGTTCATTGCATGTGCAACCCTGTTCACCATGATGATTGCGGGCGTCGGAACTTTCTTTAATTCGCTAATGATTCTTTTGTTTCGATCTTCGTTCAATACGATTGCCGAGTCGTAGCACTCAGGCCACGCTGGTGGCCCAGACACAGGGTCCATCTTGATGATGGTCACCTTGGGCTTGGTCAGGTGCCCCGCCTTGATGAGTGTGTCGTTGCTGATCTCAAAGATGATGTCACCAGTGCAGCCCATCAAGAGCTGGTTGCTGTACTCATCCTTCATGAACGGCGTGGCTGTCAGCCCCCACCGTAGCATGGCATGGCGGAACTGCCTGCTCAGCAGGATGAATTGGTTGCCCTTGTCCAGCTTGGCAGCGCAGAGGTGGGCCTCATCGAAGAAGATCTGCTGCGCCTTGATGAACTGGTTGATCTTGCTCATGTCACCCTTCTTCAGGATGTTGTGAAGCGTCTGGATCGTGGCCACCGTGATGCCCTGCGGCATGGGATCGAACACGCCATCCCCTATCTGCCCCGCCTCTATGCCGTAATGCTTGAACCTGTCGATGGCCTGCTTGACTAGGTGCTTGCGGTGTACGATGAACACGGTGGGCATCTGGACTGTCTGGTACATGGCCACAGCCAGCTCCGTTTTGCCACCTCCCGTTGCGATCTTCAGCACCCCACGGGGCCACGGGAAGTCAAGGAACATGTTACCCAGCGCAGCATCGAGTGCCTGTTGCTGGTAATCTCTGAGCTGCATGGTGTGCAGCCCATGTACCCCAGCGACAGGCGGGGCCATCACCCTCAGGTCATCGAACGCCATGATGGTGTCGGGTAGCGCAGCCACCAGCTTGTCGTGTATAAGCGGCAGCATACCAGTGGGGAACTGTGCCCCATTCATGGGATGCACCTTGCTTATGATGCTGGTCTTGCCGTCCCACCCTGCCTTCCCCTTGCTACGGAGGTACAGCTTGTGGTTGTGCATGTACTTAGCGCCGGGTGCCATGACCTTAGCCCCGGTGCGTACCACCTCAAGCGCAGCGATCTCCGCTGCGTTCTCTGGCTTGGCCAGACACACGGTGTTATCAAACTCAAACCTCATTACTAAGTTCTCCTCTCACCATCTTCCAGCATCAACAGCACCACATCATTGGGCGGCAGGCCCTCATCCAGTATCCACGGTCGTGACCACACCCGGCAGTTGTCCCTCTCTATAGTGATCTTCTTCCACGGGGCACCATCATTCAGATCAACGATAGCCTCCTGCAACCGGGCAAAGATCTCAGGCCCCAGGTAGACAGCATCCTTATCTGCGTGGGCGTGATGGATCTTCTTGAACTCTTCTATCCTCTCCCCGTAGATGTGTATTCTCTTGGTAACCTGGGCGTCGATCTCTTTCAGTGTCAGCTTATCACTCATCGGGCACCGGGCGTATCACTCTGTACTGCATGTGTCCTACCATGTTCTTCACCTTCTTGGTGATCTTCTTCTTGTTCTTCTCTGGATTCTCCAGCATGTCAGCGATGGTGTTCTTCCCTTCAATGAGGATCTCTGCCTCCTCATCCGTGTCAACCACGTACCTCATGCACGTAGCCACGTCAGCCAGCCTGATGTTCAACCTGTTCTTCAGCCTATCTATGGTGGCTCTGTCCTCGGTGCGGAACGCCACGGCTCGGAACAATTCCACGCACACATCGGCGAAGGAGTCCAGCCCTTGCACATCCTCACGCAGCTTGCGGGTGCTGCGGTAGCCGTGCTTGCACTCAGCACACACCACCACTAGGTTATCCACCCTTGCCTCACCACCCACGTTGAGCGGCACGTAGAACATGAGCCTCGCTGAGTTCTCGCTGTTCCTGCCGAGGTAGCTCAGTGTCTTGTCACAGAACACGCACCGTCCCTTGTACTCCATGAAGGTCGCCTCAGCATCAGCCTTGTTGACCTTGGTGTACGTGGCCCAGAAGATGTCCTTGCGTGTGGCCTTGCCGTATGCCTCATGGATCTCGGTGTTGATCTCGGCCAGTCCCTTGGTCAAGAAGGAACTCGTCGTCCTCTTCCGTGCCTTCTGTACTACCGGCCTACCCAGTGTCTTACTCATCAGTCTCCTCTACCCCGTACCACCCCGCTTCTCTTGCGTTCTTCTTGCTCTCCTCGATATCGGCGATCCTACCCGCAAGGTACTTCTCTTCCCATGAGTCCTTGAATGGGTCAGCGAGGTACTGGATCACATCCATGTTGTGGATCGTCCAGATGGTGTGAAGATCATGCGGCGCCGCCTCCATGCAGTACCAGCACTTGCCCACCTGACTATCCTCCGCATCCAAGTACCGGATCTCGCACTCGACCTCGGCATCCTCCTCATCCCTGTACTCAAACTTCAGCGCATCACAGTCATGCCACATGTGCGATACAAACCTCTGAGTATCAGTCAGCTCCTTCTTCTGATCGTCCACATCCTTGGCGTCAATCAGACACCAGCCACTCAGCGTTACCAACGGCTCACCTCTCACTCTGTAGTTCCTCCCAGTTGTGCATGATCCATGCACCCTTGATCCCATCAGGGATGGATACTTGGCAGCGCCAGCACGCATTGGCTTTGTTGGCCCACACGTACACTGACGCTACAGCCCTCTCACCGGGGCACTCATGCTTGATGAAGGACTTCCCATTGTCATGGAACCATTCCGGCCTGATCGTACCTATGTTTGGCTCCTCCCATGATCTCTCAATCGACCAGCTATCCACCCTGAGTAGCACCTCGTTCGGCTTGCGCTTTACTATGCCCATGTCTACCTCATGTCCAACACGTCGTTGGCTGATTGGACAAGCAGCTCAAGCTGCTGCTCGGTGACGTACATCTCTTCAAATTCATCTGCATGTGGTTGCACCGAGATAAAGTATCTATCCTCTGTGCTGTTGTGATAGATAACCACGCTCTCTGTTCCGAGGAAGCTATCCGATGTTGCCTTGTGTGCGTACCCTTCGGGGATGCCGTCGAGTTCCTTCATCACGCACCTCCTCTTGTGTCTTGACCCTCAGCGTCGAAGCCCTCGTCATTCTCCGCTATGCAGATGTCACAGCAGCCCGCCGATGAGCAACAGTGGGGACTATCATAAAGGTCAAGGTCAACGTCACCATTCTCCTTGATCTTCTTCTCCTCATACGGTGCAGCGATACGCCTGTCGAACTCAGCCAGCGTACCAATCAGGCACCCTCTGATCTTGGCGATGGTGTTGTAGCTGGGCTCCAGCTTGAACCACCGGGCCACGATCAGGTAGAGGATGTAGGTCACATGCCCTGAGGTGTGGCCTTGTTCTTCCAGGCTACCGTTGAGTACGCCCAGCTCAGGTTCATACAGTTTTCTGTCGTCCTGTGTGATGTACGGCATTAGAGATATTGACCTCCAAGTACGGGCTTCTCTTCCTTCTTCTCTTCACCACCGGGTGCCCCCGGCCCCTGGCCCCTGTGATGCATGATAGCTGCCCGTGCTTGGTCAACGTCAGCTTGCGTGATGGGACGCCCACCACCCATGCCACCGAGCGGGATCGTGTAGATACCACCCTCATCATCGTCACAGGTACTCGTTTTCTTCTTGATCTCCTTGACGTTTAGGTAAATCCCAAACAGTAGGAGGAGTGCTATCACAACCACCCCACCCGCAGCAGCAGCGATGCCACCAACAAGTAGCAAGGTATTCAATGCGACCATAGCTTCTGTACCTCCTCAACGTCCTTCAGTTTGGCGATAGCTGCCTTCTCTATCAGCCTGATGCTCTCTCTACTGTATGCTGTGCCTCCTCCTCCGATGACACCGTACTCAGAAATGAGCAGCTCACCCACCTCTGTCAGTGCCTTCGGCACCTTGTCTGTCGGGTCATGGAACCACCGGAGCATGATGATCTGGAACTCCACGTCCTCAAGGTTGTCTTGCATCACCTCGATCAGTAGCTCCCTGCTGTCATGCTCCTCGATGGTATCCTCAGCGGTGGGCTGTTCCTTACTCAGCATCTCACCGATGGTGGTGGAGTTGGATCGGTTGTCTCTCCTGTATGGTTGATCGAGGTGGATGTAGTTGCTCATCAGTATCTTGATGAGGTCATCTATCTCGTCCACATCGAACGTGTTACCCGCCGTCAGCTTCTTCCTCCCTGCCAGTACCTTGTTCGCCCCTTGTGCAAGGGTGAACAGGTTGATGTCGTCAGGCACCAGCGCATCATACGCCTTCACGACTATCAAGACCCTCTCCATCTTGTTCCGAGGCACACGCACCAGCCTGCTGTTGGTGAGTATCCATTCCTTCAGCAGTTGCTCCGACCTACCATACGAGAAGGTACACAGCTTGATGCGGTGCCCCTTCGGGGTGCGGTAGTCTGGGTCGTATCTACGGACACTCTCCAGTAGAAACAAGTTCACCTGTTGTGCTGCGTCAGCCTCATCAATACTCAGCAGGTTAGAGGCGTACCTCTTGGCTATCTCCTGCCCTGCCATGAGCAAGGAGCAGACCAGCGTGTTCTCTATCGTGCTGATCTCATCCTTGATAGCCTGTAGCTTGGCTGTCGGACGGAGGTACTGTTCCATGTCATTGAACACCTCATCCGACAGGTTCAGCTCACCCAGTATCACATTGAGGTACTTCCCATTCCACGTCCTAGTCTTTGATGGGTCAAGCGTGCGCTTGAACTTCTCCTCGATGCCCTTGTTCAGCCCAGCCTTGCGAGGGTTGTAGTCAGCACTCAGCTTAGCCACTGACCTACCCGCTGCCCTTACCTCCTTGTACCTCTTCATGAAGTGCCTGACACACCGGGCACGTCCCAGTATGTACCCCCGCCGCTCGCCTCGTACCTCCTTGTATCTGTTGACCAGCCTGATCTCCTCTACTTCTGTGAGGTTCACTTGGTTTCTCCCGATGTCCTGATACGCTTGGGATGAGGGGCTAAGCAGCCTCATCGTATCGGAATCCTTAGCTTGGTTGACTTACCCAACACTTGATGCCATGTGGGGAAGTCAGCCTTCTCCGATGACTGGTACCTGTGGTACACATGACCCTTGAGGTACACCTGTTCGTTGGCTCCAAGTAGCACGGTCCCAGTCTCGTTGGATGTCAGTTCCTCCCAGTATGAGGGCTCTCTGTTGTTAAACCGCTCGGTCGCTTTGTTGAACGCCGATGCATCGGTCTTGAACTGAGCGCCTCTCGGTGACCTTATCACCTTGTCCTTGACATACAACGGAGTGCATCCACTCCCACCTCTGGCGTACACTGGCTGAACAATAAGATCCTCCAGTTTCAGCCCGTAGTCAAATGGGTTGGGCGGCTGCATCAGTAGATCCGTGTCCTCCTCACTGGTGGACAACGGAACGAAGTTAGATGGCAGCGCCTTGAGTAAGTAACCAAGGTTCGACAACACACCCTCGGGCAAGACAGTATCCTTCACCGCCTCTTCCACTGACGCAACTCGTCTGCTCACCTGAGTAGCCGTGTTGTAGCTCCACTCCCATGTGGAGTACCTGCCTGGCTTGTACGCAGCGTCTTGCTCAAGCAACCACGGTGTCTCACCAAGCTCCAGAAGCAGCAGCCCCTTGGTATCATCGAACCCGATGATGCCTGACTCAATGAGGTGCTCATCACTCTCCTTCAGGATACCGCTGTTGAACACAGGCTTCGGAGACTGTACATCATTCGTCACTGAGTCCCGCAACCTATTGAAGTTGTTATGGAAAATACATACGTCGTGTCCGAAGTAAATCCCAATCAACTCACCACCCCCAGGCACACCGTACCGTCTAGTGGCTCGGACAAGGAGTTGACAATTCTCTCCGTCCATCACCCTGTACCCGGCGTGCTGTCTCTTCTTGCCAAGACTCCCTGTCTTGAACAAGTTGATGAACTCAGCCGCTCTCATTAGCATCTCCTACTGTTATCGGCTTCGTCAAGCCGGGGCTTGTCTTACCACACGCACTACAGATGTACTGTGGGTCGAGCCCCGCCAACTGCCTATCCTCATTCTCATCCAATGGAGCGGGATAGAACCACTTGCTAAGCTCGGTGTTCGTTGCCTTGTGTTTGATGTTGCCAAAGATTCCCTTGTCTGTGAACCTGTCAATCACCTCCTTGTTGGTTGGTATGCCACCGCAGTAGTGGGTCACATCACCTGTCTCGTTCCTGAACCAGTCAGTTTCTTTAGCTAGACTCATTGGTTAGCTTGACCTCCACCTTCTTGCCAAAGGGCACGCTCTGCCCCTCGCCATGCTCTTCCGGGTGTGCCCAGATCACAGGATAGCTGGGCTTCTCAGGGAAGTCAGTGTACAAGTCAGTGAACGCAACCACCATGCCCACCTTGTCGTTACGCAGGCTGTCATTCACCTTCTCGAACACGTCGATGTGTGAGGTGCCACCCCGTGTGGCCTTGATCTTGTTGATGCTGTTCAGATCGTACTCCTCAATGTGATAGCACATCACATCGTGGAAGTAAATCTTGAGGAACTTACACCCTGTCTCCCTCAAGATACCTGAGCACTCGGACACGAACTGAGTCAGATCCTCGTCACTGATGGACCCCGATGTGTCGATCATGATGATCGCTCCGTTGGGTGTCCGTGACCTAGACGGCATCATCATCGGTGTGTGGTGGGACCGCCTGCTCCTACGAGCGAAGGTGTACCTACCCTTGAACACTGATGTTGCTGCTCTCCTCAGGTGTTCCTTCCATGTCACACTCGGCTTGCGTACCAGTGCAAGGAACTCATCAGCGAAGGCGGGGTGCTTACCCTTACCCTTCGATGCGAGGGCTGCGGCGATGACGTACTGCTTGAACTTCTCAATGTCCTCGGCGCTACCGGGCTCTCCGTGCATGGCACCACTGATGCAGCCACGCTCACCTACTGCGTTTTGTCCGTCTGATGAGGGTCCACACTGGGAGCAGGAGCCTCCCGGCCCTTGGCCATCTCCTTGCTGTGTGTCCCCACCCTGAGATCCAGGGTCCGGTTCATTTCCTTCCATGCCTCCTGCATCATGGCCTGGGCTTTGGCCTTGGCCTTCTTGCTCCTCACCCTTGCCCTGCCCCTGCCCAGGCTCTGCCGGGTCTTTATCTCCGTCGCCGTCACCGGGCGGCTTGTGTCCACAGTTACCTCCTGGGCTACCGTGAGGGCACCCACCGAATGACTCTACCTCATCCGGGTTCTTGAGTAGATGGTAGTAGATTTGCTCCGTCGTACTATCACGGTGCTTCTCCATCAACTCTTGTGTGATGTTCTTCATGCTCACCCTTGACTGCTTGAGCCCCGAGTCAACCAAGATCGAATCAACCTTGATGTCAGCGGCGATGTTCCACACCTTGTGGTTGCCACCGTTCGGGAACCTGACGGCAGCACGTTGGACGAGGTGCATCACCTCATGTGCCAGCTCAAACATGGTTTCTTCCACGTTGATGAACCCGTTGACCCAATCAGGGTGGTAGTACATGTTGCCCTTGTGATCCACGCAGGTAGTACCAACACCCGCTGTCCGTGACTCATGGAACACCATCCTCATGACCAGCTCACCGAAGAAGGGGAAGTGCATGAGCAACTGCATCCTCGCCTTGATGAGCCGTTCCTTGGGGTCTTTCCCCGTGATGGTCTTGAGTTTCTTGTTGCCTGTGTCCCTCATAGAAACACACTGACTATCTGCGCCACCAGATCCACTGGGATGTAGTGGCACATCACCTCATGTAGTATCCCCATTACGGCTCCCATTCAAGGAAATCCTTGAAGCCAAGCATGTTAGCGGGGGGTTTCTCCCCACACGCCATGCAGTCACCAACTTCTCTATCTTCAAAGCTAAAGCTAGTGGTGGCTGTCCACTGTGGCCCCGACTCCCATGAGAAGGCACCCTCTTCGCACAGGTGAACAGTACGATACCCACCGCCCCAGAGCAGCAGCTTCCACTCACCATCCCGCACCAGCTCAGGCATCCGGGTTAGCGAGGTACGTGCCCCACCTCTTGTACATCTCCTGAAACTCAGGAGTCTGCGCTGCCTTGATCCGATCCTTCTCACTCAGCTTGTTGAACGCGATCGTTGTTGCCATCTTGGCGATGAGCAGGCCGTACTCTGGCTCCATCTCAACCCTAAGCACGTATGTCAGGGCGTCAACCCAGTGCTTGTGATACTTCGGCTGATTGATGTAGTATTCCAACGCCGTGATGGTGGCATACAGCACATCAATCTCCGTCTTGTCAGGCACCCTTGCATTCTTCGGATCAGCCACGATCTCCTCTGGCCTGACCAGGGTGGTCGTGTTCTTGGCAAAGGTATTGAATTCCATACCAGTACCAGCACCGATGCACCCTACTGCGGTGGGATACAGCCACGTACCCTGTACTCCACCAGCAGGGTCAGTCTTCCACATGCTCTTGCTCAGCAGCTCCCATGTCCTCGGTGTGGGAAACGCCTTCTCACTGGTTGATGTCTCGACGATCTCATCGAACCTGTTGAGTGCGTTGCCCTGCGTCCTGATGTACGCCGTGATGAGCGGGTGGATACCACCAATGTCGGTGGCCCAGTTGACCCACGCATCAACGTCGGACTTGGCGTAGTAGTGCTTCATCCGATTGGCCAGAGCCAGCGGCATCTCAAACGCTGCTGACTTGTCCTCGACTCGGTTGCCTGCCCCTATGATATAGACGTTCTCACGGAGGGGAAGGTTCCCAACTCTTTTCTCACCGAACACCTTAAAGCAGGCGGCTTGCGTCTGCTCATGCCCAGTCACGATGTCATCGAAGAAGATGACCATCGGACCCTGGTGCTCGGGCGGGGCGAACTCACTGGCGTTGTACGCCCACAGTGGCACCAGAATATCGGTAGCCACGTTGACCCCCGCCTCATTGAGATAGGGGTGAGGCACACCACTGATGTCAGTGGGCTCCGAGCAGCCAGCCAAGACCAGCACAATCTCATGGTCGTGGCCAAACGCCTGCTTGGTAGCCTCCGTCTTGCCAATCCCCGGCGACCCCCAGATCATGCTCGGGATCTCAGGCCCAAGCTGTCTGATGATACGCAGAATGTCAGCTACGTTCTGTTCTGACAGTTCCATGTCCTTCATTCGTTACTTCTCCTCTTCGTTGTTCACTTCCCTATGTCAGAGAGCAACACGAAGTGTGTCGCCGCTCGTAGTTTGTCTGGCATATCTTCCACTGGTTTCTCACAGTCACACTCAGGGCGTACCACACCCTCTTCCTCGTAGTCACCCCTCTTCTCCTTCGTGAAGGTGCAGAGGCCATCTGTTCTCCCGTACCAGTGACGGGTATGCTGCAACCACGCCTCATGCTCGACCACCTTGAGCGTAGTCTCTTGCGGTGTTGGTCCCTCATGTACCCCGATCACCTTGATGATCGACTCAGGCTTCAACTTGAAGCCCTCGCACAACACGGAGGGAGCATAGATGTAGAGCTGCTTGCTTGTTGTACTCACCTTCTTCGGTCGTTGTATTAACGCTAGATTCATACCTCTCACTCCACCTATGGCATCCCACCACAACCAAGCGACCTGTTCGTCAGTCATAGTGCAGCCCTCTTCTCCAGCCGACCCTTCAAGTTTAGCACAACTCGACCGGCCTGTCAAATCCGGCCCCTTTAGGGGGTGGCCTGTACGTTTATGTCCATGTTCAACTTGTACATCTCCACATCGAACACGTTGTCCTCTTTGATGATGATCCCCTTATCAATGTACTCCCTGAGTATGATCGGGAACTCCTTGTCTGTGATGGCAGCATACTCCTTGATGTCCTCGGGGCTGATGGACACACCGGCCCCAGCCTTGAACAAGAACGCTTCCAAGAACATGCGCCTGTTGAACTCACCATGAGTGACAGGTGCAGACATCGGAGCTACCGTTATATGACCCTGTTCATTTATGGTGACGATCGCTTGGATCGCTGACTGTAGCGCCTCGTTCAGCTTCGGTTCACTCATCCCAGTATCTTCTCCTCTGTCTCATCCAGCTCACCACCCCAGCCAGAGAAGCATGAGATAACACTGATACCGGCCTGCTCTACAGCCACGATAGCTGCGACACGGGGCGGCAGATCGAACCCATCGGGCAGCTCAACGTCATCACGTACTACAATCTTGCACTCCCACACCTTGTACTTGCTCATCATGTCACCTCGATTACGTACTGGAACCAAGGACGCTGCTGCTTCTTCTTGTCCTTGTCACTTCTGTTCTCACCGTCGAGCATCAGGCACAGTTTCCTATGCCCCTCATGTATTGCATCCATCGTGTTGCCTCGGAAGTCCAAGTCAGGCTGATGGAAGATGTAGCGATGAGTCGGGAACTCATGCTTGATCTTGCACGCCCTCTTCTTGTCATCACAGGGCCATGATGTGCCGTTGCAATACTTGGTCACGAACACACGGTACTTAATCTTTACCATGCTGTCCTCCATACCATATTTGTAGCGCATCCCAGTTGTGCAGCCTCCACAGTGTCAGCAGCCCTTCGGGGATTGTAACGTGGCACCTTTTACACTCACCGTCCGTTGCGGCAGACCACGTACCTTGCCATATCTTACTGACGGTTCTTCCTTTATCACCTGTTTCTACGTAGCATACATGCTGTATCACAGAGGGAAACCCATTGTCCGTCGCTCTTCCCTCTGCCGTGTTCGTTGTATCGTTGGTGTTTATGGTGAACTTTCCCTCCTTGTGTAGTACCTCACCGAATGTACTCATGCCAAAATCACTCCATCTTGATGCGCTTACCACTCCCATGCCATCACCGATGCCGATGTGTGATGTGTGGTTGGTGTGGTCGGTACTATACCTATCAAGGTGCGTTTTCCACCCCTCTATGTCGTACTTGACCCGCTGCCGGGGGGTAGAAGTAGGAGCGGAGGTCGAACTTGTCCTCTTCGTCACAGTGTTTCTCCCAATGGTACTCGCACACACCTACCTCTTTGGTTCGGCGTGGTCCGAAGGCACCGTACCCCAGAAGGGAGTGACGACGGCACCTCTTGATCTCACAGGTTGCCTTCATGTCTCTTCCTCGCGTGCTCTTGGAGTGTGATGTACCCCTCGGAGGCTAGGGTCCACAACCCATACGCATTACCAATCAGGATCATGCTGAAGATGATTGACCCAGCCACCGGCACACCACCAAGGGTGACGACGACTGGACTACCCACCATGAACACGAACCACATCACCGTGGCTGCGATACCCACCGCACCATTGAGGAACTTGATCCGTGCTACCCATATGTTACCTAGCTTCTTGCTCATTCTTATCTCCCCAAGACAGCAGGAGGTCAGCATACTCTTGCAACCAACCAGCCAACTCCTTGTCTGTTATGTAGTATAGGTCGCCTTCTTCAAGGTCGAGCCTGTCACTTGGTACTGCGTTGCCAATGATCTGAGTTACCCGTTGATCCGGGCACATCTCGGCACAAAACTCCAACAAATTCAACACCTTACGCTTGTCATCCTCCATCACTGGCTTGCGCTCAGTCATCCGTCTCCTCTCTATCAGCCGCCGTCAACATGGCTTCGACCTGTTGCTCGTCGAGATCCTCCATGAAGAAGAACGATATGCCGGTGAAGAGAGAAGCGATGCGGCACAGGGTACGATCTTTGAACCCCATGTTCTTGGTGATGTCGATCGCCTCGTTGAGTCTCTCTTCGCTGCCTACCTCCGTGTCCTCTATCCTCTTCTTGAACTTGGTCAGTACCACAGTGTAGATACCACATGACACTCGACCAAACAGGAGAGACAACCACGTATCACTCTTGACCTCATTCATTCCACTTCTCCTTCGCCGATCAGTTCAACCTCGGTCCATGCCTTGAGGTGTACCATCTCACCACCTTTGTTGCGACACAGTGAGTACATGCCATCGACATGGAAGTACAGCACCACATCGTCGGTCTTGTGATCAGGGCTAGAAGGCGGGCCTTCCGTGTTCTCTAGTACCCTGACCCATGTGCCCTCTTTGGTGCGCGGCACATCATAGAGCTTCATGTTGTTTGTCCCTTTCTCGTTGGGCGACGAACGCTATCGCCTCATACTCAGCGTTGATCTCTTCGTTCAGCTCTCTGACGTAGCTTCGGAAGAAATCCTGCTCATCCTTACTGTACTGCCTGAAATCCGCCGACTTGGTGAGCTTGATGGTACTGTCCAGCGCAGCCTTCAGTTGGTCAAGATGCCCCATGCTACTGTCCCCCTCCGAACGTCCAATACAGGACATAGAACCACCCGAAGATACCGTGAGCAATCGTCCACCCACTGAACCCATGTGTCATGTACGAGCAGAGCATCGCTGCCACTGTCCCGAACTTGATGCCCGTCGGTGTGATGTCAAACTTCTTGTCAGCCATTGTTGCTCCTTACGGTCGTGGTCGGTAGACAATTCGTTCCAACTTGGTAACGACCTTATCTACGTCTGCTTGGACTTCTGCCCAATCCTTCTCTGACTGCACCGTGTACTTGGTGCGTGCTTCGTGGGCCTTGATAGCCCACACTATGCCCATCGCCACGAAACCAATGATGGCACCAAAGAATATGTCAACCGCCATTGTCTCTTCTCCTCTGTTCGGCCATGCTCACGGCCTTGTGTAGCATCTTCTTGCTCATCACCATGTCATCAGGGTGCAGCACACCACTCAGCTCAACGAGTTGAGTGACTTTGGCACCCACCACCTTGTACCCCAGCATCCTCTTCAACGCAGCAGGCTGCGTATTGAACAGGCATTGGAGGTAGTTACTTGCCTCACCCTCCGTATTGAAGGGACCATGTGGTTGTTGCTGACCATCAGCACCCTCCACCATGACGATGCGCTTGTTCTCATGCTCAATCAGCAGCATCCTCGTTCTCCTCGTCCTCCTTGGTCATCCAGTTGGTTGCCCTGCATAGCAAACAGCCCAGTATCAGGACAAGTGGGCCAAACAGGTACACACCCATGCTCATGTTCACTATAGTCAACGCAAGCATGTACATACAGAACCCAAGGGCAGGCATTATGAGTAGCGTTTCCATCACAAGCCCCCTGTCACCCGTTTGAGCACACCTTCTAGGTAGATGAGGCACGATGGGTGATGGTCGTTGATGCAACCAACGTCGTCACACCCACCCACTCGGCTCTTGAAGCAGGCCACCACACCACGCATGGCTGTGACCAGAGCCTTGATCTTGTCCCGATTCAGGTTGCGCTCACCTATGACCTCAAGCAGCTCCTCATCTGTCATACCGCACAGCCCGATACCAACATACAGACCACGGCCACGGCACATATGACACATGCAACCACCCAGTCTCTTGTCGTCATTACTTCTCCTTCCCACAAGTGGGGCAGACGTTGCAGTTGCACTTGCCTGCCTCTTCCAACACCTTCTTGTACTTCTCGTACTCTCTGTCTTTCTTCTTTGCCCACCACTCAGCGTTGCTTCGGGCTATGTTGTAATCGTACTCTGCCCGCTGAAGTGGTGTTTTCTCGGTGCGGTAAGCCCTTCCGAGCCCACCAAACGGTTTGCTATTCATACTTCTCCTTTTCACTGTCGACCCCCAAATTGTAGCACATCCCGCCACGACTGTCAAATCCCGAACTGTAGGTAAGCGAGGACGCACCCTAGTACATACACCGTGTATATACCAGCACACTCCCACCATAGGGACGGTGCCTCAAAGGGAGGTGGTTTCGTTACTGCCTTGGAGCCCCATATTGAGTCCCAGTTTTCTAGTTGCATGTGGTAGTCCCAGCGTTCCTTGTACTCATCGAACGTCATCATGTACTCCTTCCAAACTTCTCCGCTATCTCGTTGCGTCTGCGTTCGATGTCAACCCGCAGCTTAGCCTTGTCCTTCTTAGTTGCTTGTGGCCTGCACATCGCCAGTGTATCTAGCATGTTCCGCTCCATCCTTGCTAGGCTCCGTGCCTCTTCCTCCGCCATCCTCCGTCGCCAAGCTATCTCGCTTGGGATATGGAGTAACCCAATGAGTACCGCACCACCAACCAGACCAAAGGGTATGCCCCACCACGGGTTTGATTCGAGGAGGGCGTTCAGCCATACCATATTACCTCCCTGTGTCCTATAGGTTACATGACTGGAATGACATGATAGCCAAACCCAACGCCATGAAGAACATCCCTATTCTCATGTTACCTCCCTGTGTCCTTCTCCAACCGAGCGACAGCACAGTCCATCAGGTACTCATCCATGCTATCCTCTGCTGCTATTGATAGCCATGCTTCTTCCTTTATCAAGTCACGCTGACGAAAGTGGTTCTTCCACCAGTTCCTCGGTGTCCACTTAGGGAAGCACACCACCGACGAGGGTGTGTGCTCCGCGACTCTCTTCTTGCGTAGCACCACATCTATGGGTGTCCAGACAGTCCAGTCAACACCCAGTAGTTCTCCTTTTATCCACATATTACCTCCCATGTACCCTGCGCTCATGCTCCCACTGGCTGAGGGCTATGAGCCTGTTGATACCCACCACCACACCAAGCACCATCAAGAGGCCAGTCATGCGGTCAGCTTGGCCTTGAGGTCCTCGGTCTGCACCGCAGCCTCATCAGCCAAGGCGAGCAGTCCACCGAATGTCTCTGGGCTCATGGCGAAGTAGTCGTTGAACTCATCACCCTCACCCTCCTTCGGTGTGCTGTCGATGATGTACCCTTGGATCTTGCGTATCTCAGACAGGTATATGTCCATGCAAATCGTCAGGTGTCGCCTTGCGGTTGCCGCTTTGTTGCGCTTCCTTGGGCGCAGCGCACCCAATAGTCGCTTCACTGTCATGTCATCTCCAATCAATCGTCGCTTACGTCAAGCATCTCCACATGCAGGGCATGAGGAGGATACAACGGCTGCACCGTGGAAAGCACACCCTCCAGACCATGCGGTCCACATGCTACGAAGGTGCGTGCCTCTTCGTCATCTACGAAGGGACCATACACCAGCACTCCATCACCCGCTGGCCTCGCAAACACCACGCAGCACTCTTCGTCCTCAAACGTGGCGAACTCCTCGTCCACCAGTTCCTTGATGTCATCTTCTATCGTCATTGTGTTATCTCCTTTGCACCACCATCTACCATAGGATACCAGAGCGGTCGTGCCGTAGCGTATGCCTACTCTGGCACCTATGAGACATGGTGTATCAGTTACCGAAACGGAATGGATTGAAACCTCGACAGTCCCGATCTCTTCGGTCTGTCCTACCATCACCGTCGTTGTCCAACCCACGCCAACCACCAGCATAATCCTCATCGCGCTGATGACTACATGGATCTACTGGATGATTAGGGAACTCATCCAGTGGTGCCCTGTAATACTGAGGTTGAACATCCTCTCCAACCGGAGTATATTTATCAGGGTTAGCATCAGCATGACAACTCTTACAAGTAGTCACACCTGATACCGTGTGGTGCTGACGTAAGCCTGCGCTCACACCAGATGACACGTTATCGTTCCCTGCATCCTCGTCACGACCATGACACCCACCGCATCCAATAGGATTGCCGAGTGCTGGGTCAGTTGAGGAGTACCCTAGTGTCACAGGGTACTTGCCGCTCGTTCCATGACAGGTGTTACATGAACCACGACTCATCTTGTCATTGATTACACGACGATGGATGTCGTGCAACCCTATGATAAGTCTCGGCTCATCACCCTCTTCAACAGGCTGATCGGTGTACTTCTCTCGCCATCGTCTACCATCAGCGAGAGATCGGTACTCATCTTGGAGGTAAGGTGTGCTGTTTGTCTCATCAGTGGCCCTAAAGGGGCCATGACAAGTCGCACAGTTACCCACCGCCTGCTCTTGACCATCAGGATTCGTCACCTTGTGGTCACTGTATGTCTCGTATGCCCATGCACCCGGCGCCCAAAGGCACAAGCTCATAAGCACAAGGACGGTCTTTCTCATTTAGTTCTCCCTTGTATTGGAGCGTGCAAGGCCAAGCATAGGTATCTCCCAGCTTGATACAAGCGCCTTGCTCTAATGGTGTGCCCTTACACACCATCAAGGCAAGAGGCATTACCTCTTGGTTCCGAAAATGTACCTGAACAAAGCGTACCCAACAACAGCGATCGCCCCGTTCTGAGACACCTCGATCAGTGTCTGATGCCAGTTTGCACACTCAATGATCGTCATGTTACCACCCCGCTGCGTTGACCAAGCGTGTGTGCTCTCTGATTGAGAGCTGGAAGCTCGGTAGCTTGCCTTCATAGTGGCAGATCACCACCTCAGCCCATGTCTCGCACTCAAAGCATGGATCCTGCGGCGTCCAAGCACCACACACATCGCACCCTAAGGTAAGGCGCGAAGCGTCGTGTGTCTTACCAAGGCTCTGCTCCAGTGTGAATGACTCACCCTTGTGCCGTAGCCTCACACTCCAGGCAAACGCAGCTATGAAGCCGAGGATCACCGTTGTTAGCACAAAGTACAGCATGATGAACTCGATGTCTGTCATGTCACCAGCCAGATGACACCTTCAGCGATGGCTCGCCATATCGTGACGATCACGATGGCACCCATGACACGGCCAACGATGCCACAGAAGTTGAACCCTTCCTCATTGGGGTAGATGGCACGAACCACCTCCATGAACCCACCCTTGAACGCCAGCCAACCTGGCGTGGTCGTCGTCTTGACATTCAGCCACACATCTTCATACTTCATTGTTGTTCTCCTACTACGGCTCCATGCCATAGCCTCATAACCCAGTCACCTGAGCTATGAAGCTATCGCTTCCACCTACACACATCAAGCCACGCAACCACGGTATCAGGAGCCACCGCACCACATGAGCATGTCTTTGGATCTCCTATCGCCATCTGCCAGCCATCCTGATGCTTGTGCCTCACACCGAAGTACGCACTGTCACCAGTGAACCCTTCCATACCGAAGCCATACCTCTCGATGCCCCAGTCAGGCTCAAATTCTATGACCGCAGTACTACTGGCCTCAAGTTCTATGTCCTTCATGCTACCCCCTGATGGGTGCTGCTGCTGCCTCATACCCTGAGATGCGTGACCTCTTCAGCTCTCGCTTGTCCAGAAGGTGATCCTCAACGTCCTGAAGCATGTCGAACATCGCATGATCTCCGGTGCTCCAGTCTTGCACGTTGAGGTCTAGCCCATCCTCAAGCATGGTGCTTACGTCATCAAGCATCGAGGTCAGCACCTTGATGTCACCCTTGAGCCTTGCAATAACGTGTACATACAGCATGTTACCTCCCTATGACCCTATGGGGCCAAACATCTCGATCTGCTTCTTGATGTCATGCTCTGCCTCAGCCATGCACTCCATACACAGTGAGTTGCGCTTCGACCAAGGCATACGCAGACCACACTTATAACACATCTCGATCAATGCAGCGCTCATGTTACCTCCGTTTGAACGCATCAAAGATTGCCTTGCTGTAGTTGTAGATACCCCATGCCTCGACCTCAGCCTCGTCATGGTCTTTACGACAGTACCACACTGTCTCACCCACCACTGTCTCACTCATGTCTACTCCTCGTTGTGCATGTTCCTTGCGTACTGCTCCTGGCTCTTGCGCCACGCTGCTTGGTGTGCCTTGACCTCTTCGGCCTCGTAATCAGGCACTTCAGCGGGTGGTTCTCGCAACGGTGGGTCTTTGACCACCTTCGCGGCAATATCAACGACACCACCAATGAGGACACATACACCTACAAGCACAACCCCTACTCCACAGCTCACAGCCCCCATGAAGAGGAGTATTGGTCCCGCTAACGGCCACATGCTACCTCCGGTCCTTGTATGCTCTGATGCCCCGAAGCACACCAGTCACAGTGTATGCGCTGACGCCGAACATCACAGCCAGCTCACCTCGTTGGACACCAAGCCGGTATCTTGCCCTCATCAGGGCTATGTTGTGGTCACTCACCTTACGACCACGGCCAGCCCATGATGTCTTGGCCCTGGCCTTTGCCGATTTCCTACGGCTTGCAGCAAGCAGAGCCACGGCCTCCTCCATCAGTATGGCATCGCCATCGGTGCTGTAATCGTACATAGTTTCTCCTCTTCCGACCGACCGCTAAAGTATAGCACATCCAGCCGGGATGTCAAGTTGCGTATCTAATGCACACCATCTGCCTTGTTGCGGGCATGTGCCTGAGCAATCTTCCGCGAGAGTCTCTTGTTGTCTTCACAGCTTGAGCACTGGTACTCCCCGGTCATGGCGTCTACAGTCTCTCCGCAAGCGTGCCGCACACCTTTCCTAATGCAGACAGTGTGGGGATCGAACCCTGAAATGATATGTACGTTCTTCATGTCTTGCTCCTTCACCATTGTCCATACCACAGCCCTCAACTGTGGTATGAAGCATGGTGTGTTACAGATTTGATTCCTCAT